CTCTATGGTTTTATCATGCCTCAGAATCTGAGGATTACATGATGAGGTTTATACGCCTTAAGTATAAGATTTTAATGCTCAATGAAGAAAACTTATATCAAAATTCTTTGAAGAATAATGATATTAGTCTTTCCATCAATTGATACATCAAAATACCTTCGTCCATTATTTAAAGTAATATTTAAATTACTTAAAAATAATGGAACTATTTATACTATCAAATATCTTAAAAGAGTAAGACTACATTGTACAAGGTACATATGTGGCCATCCTCTTTTTGTAAATGATATGATGATAGGTATAGATAAAGAAGGTTGACCAAAAGTTTTCTCCTTCTTGAAGCCTCTTGTAGATGGCAATCTTGAATCACTTAAATATCTGTTTACAATCCTTAACTTCACAAGAAGTTGGGATCTAACAAATAAAGAGTGATCAAGAATCAAACCTGATTACGACAGTATAACTAATGAGTCAAAAATGACTCATATTATACCGTCAGGTGTAATCAATAAGTTTGTTCAAGAATATAGATTAAAATCAACCCATCCTGAGTTTGATAAATTGAAAGATGTTTATCTTTCAACAAAAGCAGGTCCAAATGGACCTGCAACATTATCAGCTCAGCAAGATTTGTTAAATTTTGACTATCCAATGATGGATAGAATCTTCAAAATTACAACAAATGATGGGATTGATTTCTTTTCTAAGAATTATTCGGAAGCCTTTAATAAAATGATTAAACCTTCAAAGTTAAGAACTTTGGGGAAAATCAGTTTTGTTAAGGATCCGGAGTGTAAGTTAAGAATAATTGCAATAAGTGATTACTTTTCGCAATTATATCTTAAACCTATTCACACGAAGATTATGAATAAACTTCAACATCTTCCATGTGATAGAACTTACACTCAATCCCCATTTAATAAATGGGAGATTAATAATGAGAATTTCTGATCATTGGACTTAAGTTCGGCAACTGATAGATTTCCTGTAGAATTACAGAAAAGACTTATGGCTAGAATCTTTGATATGAAACTAGCACAAGCCTGACAATCTATCCTTCAAGAAAGAAGTTTTAGTACTCCAGAAGGTTTCCAGTTAAAGTATAAAACTGGACAACCCATGGGGACTTATTCTTCTTGAAGTGTCTTCACCTTGACTCACCACTTAGTAGTGTACTATTGTGCACAACTATGTGGATACAAGAACTTTGATCAATATATAATCCTTGGTGACGATATTGTTATAAAAAACGATAAAGTCGCGAAGAAATATATTGATATAATCAAAGGTCTTGGTGTTGAATTATCTTTACAAAAAACACATGTATCAAGTAATACATATGAATTTGCTAAAAGATGAATTCAAGAGAGTCATAACCGTGAGATTACCGGATTACCACTTGGAGGTATCCTGAGAAATATAAATAATCCAAACATTGTTTTCACAGTGTTATATGATTATTTTAAAATCAAAGGAAATTACCTTCCAAGTAGTACCAATTCTCTTGTAGATTTGGTTAACTCCTTATATCATAAGTTGTTAATTAGAAATAAAAAATATTTCAAATTAACAGATTCTATGATAACATCTCTCAGAAATTTCTCCTTGATGTTAGATGTAATATTTGGTTATTATTCTTACGATAAGATTAGAAATCTTTTCGCAAGAAACATAACAACCTTAGATTACAATATTCCAAATGATGATACAATCCTTTCCGAATTGAAAAGGGTATTATCACATGGACTAAGATCAAGACTCTTAGAAATGAATGTTAAATTAATAAATTCTCCAAAAACTTTAATATCAAAATTTGATATTGAAGATAAGAATTTATTAAATAACAATCCTATATTCCTGGCCATCTATAACACATTAACTCGTTTTAGAGATATTAAATTGGAAGATCTTAATGATCTCCATAATATCTCAAAAGAGATATGTGATTTAAATATCGACTCAATATTCAATAAAGAAAGAAACAAAATTCAATCTTTAATTGAAATTGGAAAAATATTGAAAGATGGTTTCAAATATATCAACAGTACCACTGAAGTATATTATGGATCAGCAACATTAACTGATTCATATACTTTAGAAGGTACTGGTAAGATCATAATGTCTAATTTAAAGACAAGTGAGCTTACAGATATAATTGAAGGTACATACTCA